GATTGCTTATAGATGGGCAGAGTTTGCAAAGATTCCAAAGGATGCAATTGAAGATATTATTCTTGTAGGTGGTAATGCAAACTTTAATTATACTAGATTTTCTGATCTAGATCTTCACTTAGTTGTAGATAAAGATAAGATTGCAAATTGCCCTGAACTCTTAGATGATTATCTTAGAGACAAGAAACAACTTTGGGCACTGATGCATGACATCAAAATTTATGCCCATCCTGTAGAACTATATGCTCAGGATATTAGTGACCCACTTCCAGAAGGTCAGGGAGTGTATTCTATTTTAAATAGAACTTGGGTCAAAGAACCACAAAGGCAGAAGGTCAACTTGGGTGACCCCTTGCTTTTAAAGAAGGTTCGTGATATGATGGAAAAGATTGACGACCTTATCGAAAATCAGGCAGATGATCCAGCAGTTCTTAAGAAACTGAAAGACAGGATCAGAGATATGCGAGCATCTGCTATTCAACAAGGTGGAGAGTTTGCCCTTGAGAACCTAGTGTTCAAAGAGTTACGCAATCGTGGATACCTTGATAAACTTTCAAACCACATTAGAAATTTAGAAGACAAGAATCTATCATTATGACTGTTAAAGTTATGCTGCTGAGGTCTGGCGAAGACGTTATCTCTGACGCCAAGGAAATCCTCGACAATGAACAAAAGGGTATTGTTGCTTATCATCTTTCCAACCCATTTGTAATGCAACTTCAAGCAGAAGTTGAAGAACCTGATGAACTTCCTGTCGAAGGTGAAGAAGCACCCGCACCTAAAACCAAATATTCTGTTCGCTATACCCACTGGGCACCGCTCGCTAAGCAAAGAAGTTTTATCATCCCAGCAGATTGGTTGGTAACTATCTACGATCCCCATGATAATATCATGAGAGATTATTGCACTAAGAATGGTATCTCTTTGGAAGAAGAACCTTCTGATATTCCTGAATCCCCTGTTGAAGTAGTTACCGATGGAAACGAAACTAATCCTGCTTCGTAACGGTACTTATCTGATTTCTCAGATTTCTGAAATGGAGATGGAACCATCCTGTTTCCTGGCAGACCCCATTGAAATCGTTGATGGTGAACTCAGGACGTTCCCCCGCTACACAAAGCAGAGGAATGTCTTGCTTTATTCCGAATCTCTTGCTACACTGGCAGAACCAGATCCTGAGATCCTCTCCAAGTACCAAGCGATTGTCCCACCTGATGATGACGAAGAACTTCTACAGTAATGTTTTCCTTTCTGGAGACAAGATCTTTTACATTGGTTATGAAGACGGTGAACGTGTTCAATACCAGGAGGTCTTTTCTCCAGTTCTTTATGCACAAACGAATACTAAAACTGAATACAAAACTCTTGACGGTAACTACGCTCAAGAGATTAAGTTCAGCAATGTGAAGGATGCTAGAGAGTTTATCGACAAGTACAAAGGTGTCGATAACTTTAAAATCTATGGAAACGATAGATTTTTGTATCAATACATTAGTGATAAATTCCCAGAAGAAGAGATCAATTACGATACTTCTCACCTAAAGATTTACACTATTGACATTGAGACCTCATCCGAAAATGGATTCCCTAATATTGCAGACACATCTGAAGAGATTCTGTGTTTGACTGTTAAGGATTTTACTACTAAGAAATTAATTGTATGGGGAACCCGTGAGTATGAAAACTCTCGGAGTGATGTTGAGTATCGTGTCTTCTGGAAAGAAGAAGATATGCTCAAAGATTTTCTTGCATGGTGGGCAGAGAATACCCCAGACATTTTGACTGGATGGAACGTTAAACTGTTCGACGTTCCATACATTTGCCGCCGTATAGATCGTGTGCTTTCTTCTAAGCACATGAAGTCCCTTTCTCCATGGAACAAGGTCTTTGAAAAAGAAGTCGAAATCAAAGGTAGGAATCATATTTATTATGATGTCATTGGCGTTAGCGTCCTTGACTACCTGGATCTTTATCAAAAGTTTACTTATACAAATCAAGAGTCCTATCGACTGGATCACATTGCCAGCGTTGAACTCGGTCAGCAAAAACTAGATCACTCTGAGTTTGAAACCTTTAAGGACTTCTATACCCAGAATTGGCAGAAGTTTGTTGATTATAACATCATTGACGTTGAACTTGTTGACCGTTTGGAAGACAAGATGAAACTCATTGAACTTGCATTGACCATGGCATATGACGCTAAGGTCAACTTTGAGGATGTGTACTATCAAGTACGTATGTGGGATAGCATCATTTATAATGATCTTACTCGTAAAAATATTGTCGTTCCCCCAAATGAAAGACATGAAAAAGATTCCAAATACGCTGGTGCGTATGTTAAAGAACCTGTTCCTGGTTTGTATGAATGGGTGGTCAGTTTTGACCTCAACTCCCTATACCCTCACCTCATTATGCAGTACAACATCTCGCCAGAGACGTTACTTCCGAACAAACATCCGTCAGCAACGGTAGATAGAATTCTCAAAAAAGATATTTCTATCAATCCTGAATACTGTGTTTGTGCAAATGGGGCACAATATCGAAAGGATGTTCAGGGATTTCTTCCACAACTCATGCAGAAAATGTATGATGACCGTGTGAAGTTTAAGAAGAAGATGCTTGCTGCAAAGCAAGAGAATGAAAAGAATCCTAGTCAAGAACTTGTCAAGGAGATTTCTCGTTGTAATAACATTCAGATGGCAAAGAAGATTCAGTTGAACTCTGCTTATGGTGCCATCGGAAACCAATACTTCAGGTATTTTAAACTTGCTAATGCTGAGGCAATCACGTTGTCTGGGCAGGTCTCTATCCGTTGGATTGAGAACAAGATGAATGAATATCTAAATAATCTTTTGCAAACCGAGGACGTAGATTATGTCATCGCTAGCGATACCGACTCAATCTATCTTAATCTTGGACCTCTTGTTACTAAATTCTTTAGTGCTAGGTCTGGCGATAAAGCAGCAATTGTTTCCATACTTGATAAGATCTGTCAAGAGAAACTGGAACCATTCATCGAATCCAGTTATCAGGAACTTGCGGATTACGTTTCGGCATATGACCAAAAGATGAGCATGAAGCGTGAAAACATTGCTGACAAAGGAATCTGGACAGCAAAGAAACGCTACATTCTAAATGTATGGGACAGTGAAGGAGTCAGATATGCAGAACCAAAACTAAAGATGATGGGCATTGAGGCAGTTAAATCTTCCACTCCTGCACCTTGTAGGACAAAGATTAAAGAGGCATTGAATATTATCATGACTCAAACTGAAGAAGATCTCATTGCGTTTATTGATCAATTCAAAAGTGACTTTTTTCAAATGCCACCTGAGCAGATTGCATTCCCTAGGAGTGTCAACGGGTTGACAAAATGGAAAGATCCTGTTACGCTGTATAAGAAAAGTTGTCCCATTCATGTGCGAGGAGCACTTTTGTATAACTTCCAACTGAATAAGAACAAACTTACACATAAGTATCCCTTGATTCAAGAGGGAGAAAAGATTAAATTTGTTTATCTACAAACACCTAATATTGTGGGAGAGAATGTTATTTCATTCATTTCTAATTTTCCCCAAGAGGTTAAGATCAGTAAGAACGTAGATTACAAATTGCAATTTCAAAAATCATTCCTAGATCCACTCAAGATTATTCTTGATGTTATTGGTTGGAAGACAGAAAAAGAAGTTAACTTGGAGTTTCTATTCGTATGAGTATCTTTGATACACTTGCCAAAGAGGCAAAAAATGACTATGCCAAACTGGTCTCTGATGGTATTACCACAGGAGATGAGCAAAAGTTTATTGGCACTGGTTCGTATATTCTTAACGCTCTTCTTAGTGGGAGTGTTTATGGAGGCATTCCTGATAACAGGGTGACTGCTATTGCTGGTGAACAAGCAACTGGTAAAACTTTCTATGCAATCGGAATCGCTAAGAACTTTCTTGATAGTAATCCTGATGGTGCAGTTTTCTATTTTGATAGTGAAGCAGCCGCTACTGGAGATCTTTTCAAGAACCGTGGACTCGACACCGATCGAGTATGGCACTTCCCAGTAGATACGATCGAAGAGTTTCGTACTCAAATCATTCGTATCCTGGATAACCTTCTCAAATCAAAAGAGGATGAACGTAAACCACTTCTGATTGTTCTGGATTCTCTTGGTATGTTAGCATCATCCAAGGAACTGGAGGATGCCCTTGCTGATAAGCAGGTGCGTGACATGACTAAGACCCAATCTATCAAGTCAGTATTCAGGATCATCACCAGTAAACTGGGCAAACTGAAAGTTCCTATGATTGTTACCAACCATACATATAAAACGATGAACATGTATGGTGATCAATCTGATATGGGTGGTGGCAGTGGTCTTAAGTATGCTGCATCTACAATCATGTATCTGTCTAAGTCGAAAGAAAAAGATGGCACTGATGTTGTAGGTAACATTATCAAGGTCAAGGCAAACAAATCTCGTTTCACCAAGGAGAATTCTCAAGTTGCAACTCGACTCTTCTTCGATGCCCGTGGACTGGACAAGTATTACGGACTACTGGAACTGGGTGAGAAGTACGGAGTTTTCACTCGGAAGGGCAATCGTGTCGTTGTTGGTGAATCCTCTGTTTATCCTTCTGCTATT